ACTAAATCACAGTTTAAAATGCACAAATATTATGATAGTTGGAAACAATACAAAGAATTTTTTACATTATATAATTGCGAAGCAAGTAAATGTATGGGTGAAAGCAAAGAATTTAAAAATGCAAAATTTAGTTATCAAGCATTACAGACATTGTATGATTTAACAGATGAAGAATTAAAGGAAATATTAAAAGATACAAACGATACAATTAATAATATGGGTAAAGATAGACAATCAATTTTAAATGTTTTAGGTGCTACTGAAAAGAATGAGAAAAAGAACAATTGGCAAGAAGCATTAATGATATATCCAGAATTAATAAATGATAAATATACCAAAAGGATATTGAGAGAAACTAATTCAAGTATAATTGATAATGCAAAACAAGGTAAATTTAAAGTTGATGGAACTTATACATTTATTCTGCCAGATGTATATGCGTTTGCTGAATGGTTATTCTGCCACAATGACAATCCAAAAGGATTATTAAAAAATGGTGAAGTTTCTTGTAATCACTTTGCAGATAAGCAAGAAGTTTCACTTACGAGAAGTCCTCATTTGAATTTTAGCCACTGTATTAACACTAATGTTATTAATGATAAAACAAGTAAATGGTATAAGGCAAAAGGGGTTTATACAAGCATATTCTCAACTAATTCCTTGACAATGGCTTATGATGTAGACGGTGATGAAACTTTGATTATAAGTGAACCTACTATCGTGAAAGTAGCTAAAAGAATAATGGAAAGACATAATTTTATACCTTTATATTACAATATGAAAAATGGAACACCAACTACAATAACAAATGAAACTTTACTTAGTTCAATGACTTCTGCATTTGGGAAAAGTGTTGGTGGTACAACAAATAATTTAACTAAAATATGGAACAGTGGGAAAATTAGTGAAGATGAATTTAAGGCAATGGATTTTCTTACAATGTGGTGCAATTTCATAATTGATTATACTAAAAGTCAATTCCTTCCCACTAAATCAGCACAAATGACAAAGTTTTTAACACAATATACAAAGAATGATTTACCCTACTTCTTTAGGTTTATTAAGGATAAAAATAAGAAAGAATACAAATTAAGTATCGGTAAAAGGGAAAAGGTATTAGATAAAAAGTATGCTAAAACTAATGATAATGTGGTTAATAGGTTAGAAAAGTTAGTAGCAAATCCATCAATAACATTTAAAGCTAAAAATTGTGGAACATTTGATTATAAGATGCTACTGCATAATAAAAATATAAATACTTCCACCAAACAAGCAAAGGCAATTATTGAAAAGTTTAAATATCTAACTGGAAATAAGAAGTTTTACAGCAAGGAAGATGTGAAAGAAAAACATAAATTTGCTAAAACATTTATCAAGAATGAAACTTTAAAAATTAACAGTAATGAAACTTATGTAGTTGATGTGTTGGTAAAATATTATTATCACGATATAAAAAGCAATAATAAAAGAAGTTTATGGGATAGTTTTGGGGATATAATTTTAGGAAACATCAAGGAAAACATTCCAACAAATTCCATACAATGTGAAAACTGTGGGAAAAGGGTGGTTAAAACTTCCAATAGAATGAAATATTGTACAGAATGTGCTGAAGAAATTAACAGAGAAAAAACTAAAAATAATAAGTTAAAAATAGCTGTTTGATTTAGAAAATTATCTGTACCATTGTTGCTATGACTTGTTTACAGCGATTGTATACAACTGTACATCAAATTGATTTAGTTGGTTAAATCGAACAAATAAGCGATAGAGTATTAAAAAGTGTTACACTATAGGGGAAAGGAAAACAGTTTTCCTAACATAATAAAATAAAATATACTGCATTTTAAATGCTACCAATAAATATTATGTTCCCATCCCTTAAACAGTGTAGAGGAGAATGCCATCTCCAATGAGATAATGATTATTTATCTCTTTCTTTGGACAAAAGGTCTTGGCTTTTTGCCCTATGCTGTTTAGGGGAATGTGATAATAAACTATTAAAAATTAGAGGGGTAGAACAAATGGAAACAATAAGAATTTATAATTTAAAACAAGTTGCAGGATATATGTATGCAGGAGTTAATCCAATAAGCGTTGAGAAAGATGGTTCAACAGGTAAAATATTATTCGTATTTAAAAAAGAAGATACTTTAGAAGTTTGGGAAAAATGGAAAGCTGGAACATTAGTATAACTAAGTGCATAAAAGTACATACCATTTGGTACTAAAGTGCACTTATAACGTGTACTAAAGTGCACTTAAAAGAGGTACTAAAGTGCACACCAAGTAAAGAATTAAGTAAAGAATTAAATAAATAATTAACCAACAAACAATAAAATATAAGGGGTAAAAACAGAATGGAAGAAGTAATTTATATTTATGATTTAAACCAAGCAAGATATTTTATTAAACAAGGTTTAAAAATTTACGATATTGGAATACATACAAAAACAAGGAATCCATATTGGGTATTTGATAAAACACAAAGTAATTTTGAACAAATATTCCAACAATGGTTAACACAAAAACAATATGTATGGTAACTATAATTGCCAATAGTACAGGTAACTAAAGTAACCTATATAGGTAACTAAAGTAGCTTATATATAGGTAACTATAGTTGCTACTATAAGGTAACTAAAGTTGCCACCTACTAAATTAATGTACTAAATTAATATTACTAAATTAATATACTAATCCATTTCACGCTTATGCGTTCATGGGTAACCAACAAAGAAATTAAATATGAAAGATATGAAAGGATAATAAATAATATGAAAAATAAACAAAAGGGAATAGTAACTACTGGTTTTACACCATCAAATAATGAATTAAGGTTAAATATAGTTAAGGACTGTGGATTATCAACTTATGGGGTATATATACAAATATTAAGCCATAGAAATACTTCTACAAATGAATGTTTTCCAAAGAATGATATAATAGCTGAAGAATGTAGTTGTAGTGTAGCAAATGTTAAAAAACATATTAATAAACTTTATGAGTTTGGCTATTTGGTTATTAATAGTGGATATACAGGAAAAGCAAGTAATTATTATTTTCCGTTAGAGATCGATTTGAATACTAATAAAAGTATTTATTCAGATGCTGAATTAGAAAGAATATCAAACATAAAAAGACGTACAAAAGATAATATAGTTGAAGAAATTCCGGCACAAGATAATAATATACCTTCATCTGTTGGTGATAAAATTAAAGAATTTAAGCCAAAAGAAAAATATGTAGATATTGATAATTCATTCGAAGAAGAATTAAATAAACATAAGTTTTATTATAAACCTGTAAATAAGAATGAAGTAAAAAATGAATATCCTATTAGTGAAGATGAAGATTTCTTTTTTAATGAGGATGCTAAAGAAAAGTTTAGGGAATTATTTGGTTAAATAAATATTAATAGATAGTTAAGCACTGACATTGTAGTTGGTGCTTTTTAATGCAAAAAAATAAAATTAGAATGGAGAAGTAATATGTTTAAATTTAAAAGTAAAAGAAGTAGAAAGTTAAGTGATATGTCATTATTATTGGATGAAATATCTGATGATTTAGATGATATTAAAAGTGATATTAGTGATTTGCAAGAATCAGTTGCTGAAGGTTTGCGACTAACATTAATTGTACAAGAACAATGTCAAGAAATAATAGCAATGATAGAAAAGAATAAGGGTGAAAAGAATGAATGATAGAAAAGTTTATTCACTTAACAAGTTAGCATATTTAATTTCTGCTGGTTGTAATGTTGTTTTAACATTGGATGATAATAATAAATGTTATGGAATAATTGAAAAAGAAGATATAACAGATCTGTTGGAACAATATAAGAATGATAAAGAATTACATTTGTTTTTAAATGCTTACAAGAAAATAAGAGAGTTTATAAAATATAATAAAAATATCAAATAGGAGATACTAATTAATTTTGGTATCTTCTTTTGATTATCAGTAATAAAAAGATAATAAAAGAAGATTAAATAATAATAGATAATCAACTGCAAATACCAATTAATTGGTTTGTGGTTAAAATGAAATATAATTATAAGAGAGATGTAAATTGGAAAAAGGATTTAGAGATTGGAAGTAAACAGGAAAGTAAATTTGAAACATTTATGAAATCGTTTGGATATGTTGTTGAAGATTTATCTAATGTGAAAGAATATCAGGACATTGATGTCGATTTTAAAGTAACTAATACAAAAGGTGTAACTAATTTATTTGAAGTTAAGCAAGATAAAACTTTGGCTAAACATGATTACGTTAGAAGAAGATTAATAATTGAGGACATATCAAGTGTTAAAGATAGATATGGCAATGTTGTTAATACAAATGGCTGGTATCGTAAATGTAAGGCGGACTATTTAATTATTAGTAACGGTGATAGCAAGATGTATATGTATAGATTAGAAGATATTAAGGCATACATTGATTTGTATTATGGTAAAGATGATAGTAGAGTTTGTTATTATCCATTGGTTAACTCTATAATGTTTGGTATATACCAGAAAAAGTTTGATGAATGGTTAATAGATAATAATAAGATTTGTAAGGTATTTTATTTGGATAGTAACAAATGTAGATGCAGAAAGGATGTGATATAGATGAAATTAAGAGGTGCTGATGGAAAGTATAAACCAATCACAGGGTTAAGTAATGAACAATCGCAAGCTATATTTATGTTAGTGTATGGTGATTATAAATATAATAAAGATATATATGAGGAATTAAACGTTCCTAAATCAACATTTTACCATTGGTTTACGCAAGATTTATTTGTTGAGGAATTAACTAAAGCAAGAAATGCAAAGTTTAAAGAAATGAGTAATAAAGCATTGAAAAAGCTTGATGAACTATTGGATAGTCAAGATTCAAGAAGTGCTATAAGGGCTGTTGAGATGGTATTAAAAGAAAATAATCACTTGCGAGATAAATTAAACTTGGATGTCAACACCAAACAAGAAATTAGAATAAGTTTAGTTGATGAAGATGAAGAAACAGAGGAATAGTTGATTAAATGGTTGAAATTGGGAATGTATAGAGTATTCATTGATATTTAGCATTAATTTTAATAATTGGTAATGTTTAACATGAGTTTGTCGCAAAACACTATTTTTACGACATATAATACATATTATAGTAAGTAAATTAAAACGGTATAAACATTGGAATTGCAAGGTGTATATTGATTACTTGAAATATGCCTTGCTTTTTGTGTTTAAATGAATATGATATACAGTCAAAATTGCAAGGTTTAAATGTATATTTATTAGGATAAAAGCAAAGTTTTATCATACGGGTTACCCCTTTTAAAATGGAAGGCTTGTATAGTAGTTAAAAATTCAATCACAGACGGTTTTTTCCCCTTGTTAATCATTCAAAATGAATGTTTAAAAATTTAACCTTTACACCCTTATTAACAAAAGTTAATCCTTAATCAAGTAAATACACAACCAATATACAAACGTTCGCACATGAAAGCGTAAAGACGTGTACAGGGATTTTAAAATATATAATATGCTTAACTAAAACGCACTACAATCAATTTAAACAAACGCAATTATCCAATCAAGCAATTACTCAACCAACAACCAAACTTAATAATTCACCCCTAAAACAAGCCAATAAGGTAAGTAAAAGGGGTAACAAACAAGGCAGACATTGAAATATATGTTTGTCTTTTTTTATGTAAAAAGTAGGTGAAGAAAATAAATATTAAAATAGATAAAAATGTTTTTAATGAAGCATATCTTCCTTATATGTTCGATTATTCTAATAAAGTAGAAGTATATTATGGTGGTGCAGGTTCTGGAAAATCCCAGCATTGTGCTTATAAAATTTTATGCAAAGCTTTACAAAGCAAAAGAAAAATTTTAATTATAAGAAAGATTTCAGCAACTTTAAAAGATAGTGTTTGGCAACTAATGTTAGATGCATTATCATTTTTTAAAATATATGATGACTGTAAAATAAATAAAAGCGAATTGAAAATAGAGTTAAAAAATGGTTCAGTTTTTCTATTTAAAGGCTTGGATTCTGAAAAAATTAAATCCATACAGGGAATCACAGACTGCTTTGTGGAAGAGGCAACAGAACTAACATTCGATGAGTTTACACAAATTAAGCTTAGAATTAGAACTCGTACACCTAATAACCAAATTCTGTTGGCTTATAATCCGATTGACCGTAACAATTGGTGTTTCGATGCTTTCCACAATTCAGAGACTAAAGATAATTCTGTATTTCTTTTAAAGACAACTTATAAAAATAACCGATTTTTACCACAAGATTATATAGATGAATTAGAGAAGATGAAAGAAACCAATCCATATTATTATCAAGTATATGCTTTAGGTGAGTTTGGTTCGTTATCAAAAACTGTGTATTCTAATTGGAAAGTAGAGAAATTAGATATGCAAGAATTATTGAAACAGGATTTAGAACTTTGCTGTGGAATTGATACAGGTTTTAATCATGCGTATGCGATTTCTATTTCTCTGGTGGACAAAGAAAACAAGATTATTTACGTAATTTCAGAAATGTATAAACGTGGGATTACCAATCAAGATGCTTATGAATGGATATGTAATAATGGATATGGTGCTAATCAATTTATTGCAGATAGTGCATCTCCACGTGATATTGAGGAATTAAAACGTATGGGATTAAGGGTTAAAGGTGCAAAAAAAGGAAGAAATTCTGTTCGTAATGGAATAATGCGTATCATGGATTTTTCAGTTGTAATAGATGAATCGTGTACTAACTTTATACAGGAAATTATGACATATGCTTGGAAGAAAGATAAAAACGGAAACTATACCGAAGAAACAGTTCGAGTAGGGGACGATTTGATGGACAGTTGGCGTTATTCACTTGAAAATGTATTAGGGAAAAAGAAGGTTAAGTTTCTGACTGTAAGAATTTAAAATAAAAAAGGATGTGAACAAATGTTTTATATAGATAAAGATACTGAATTGACAACAAAGCATTTACAAAAGTACATAGAAATTTTCAGAACACAACATTTACCAAAGCTAAAAATTAATAAAGCTTACCACGATGTAAAGAATCCATCTATTACAAATCGTACTGTAGTTGATGAAACACAGCCAAATAACAAGATAGCAAATCCGATTATTCGTTATGTAAATGTTATGTTGACAAATTATTTTATGGGAAAGCCTGTAAGTTACATTATTAAAGATGAAGAACTTGCAACAATTATTTCAGCAAATAATAATAAAGAAAATCCTCATAACTTTAATTTAGCAATGGACTGTTCTATATATGGAATGGCATATGAATTGCTATACCTTAACGATAACAAACAGCTAAATTTCAGTAGAATTAATCCAGAAACTGTAATACCTATTTATAGTAATGAAATTGATGGTGAATTATTATATGCTATTCGTTTCTGGGAAGATACAGATATACTAACTGATAAAACAACAACTAATGTTGAATTATATTCCAATGAGGATATTAAGATATTTAAAGAAGTAAATAAAGCATTAACACTAAAAGAAGTTAAAAAGCACTATTTCAAGATGTGTCCTATTAATATATTTAAAAATAACAAGGAAATGACTTCTGATGGTCAACCAATTCAAAAGTTGGTTGATTGTTATGATTTTGCTACAAGTGATTCTTTAAACAATTTTGATAGCATAAATAATGCCTATTTATGTATATATAACTCTGGTTTTTTATCAGATGAAGATTTAAACCGTATGAAAAGTAATAGAATATTCGCTATTGATAGTGGAGATGGTAGTCAATCAAAAGTTGAATACATAACTAAAAATAACGCTGATATGGAAAGTGAAGTATTCAAACAAAGAGTTGAAAACGATTGGAAAAGATTTTCTTATGTTGCAGACCTTGAAAGTATTTCAAAGAGTCACGTATCTGCTACCTCAATTCGCAATGGTTCATTTGGAGTGGAATCCATCACAACATTGAAGGAAAATCAATTTAGAACTTCTTTAATGAGAAGGTTGCAAATTATTTGTAATGTTTACAATTTGTTTGGTGCTAATTATAATACAGAAAATATTAAGCTGATATTTTTGCGAAATATTCCACAGGACTTAGGAAATATCGCAGACGTAATGTCAAAAATGACTGGAATTATAAGCAATAAGACAATTTTGCAAAACATTCCATTTGTACAAAATGTTGATGAAGAATTAAAACAGCTTGAAGAAGAAAAGAAATTAAACTACCACAATGAAAACGAACAAAATAATAACCAAATAATTCAAGATAATTAATCACCTTTGATGGTGTTTTTTTATTGTCTTTTAGTATCAGACATTAAAGAAATACTTAAATTCCACTTACGAGGGGAATAACAAATTAAAAATAAAATGAAAAGGATGTGCCACTTACGAGGGGTACAAGGTGAAAAAAATGGAAGAAAATAAAGACGTTAACGTTAATGAAAATAAAGATAATAAAGATAATGACACGATAACACTAAGCCAACAAGAATTAGACAAACGAATCCAGCAAGCACTTTATGTTAATTCTCAAAATGAAAAAAAGAAATATGAAAAGGAATTACAAAAACAGAAAAGCTTAATGGAAATGGATGAACAATCCCGTTTAGTTGAAGAAAAAAAACAGCTTGAACAACAATTAGCTGATATTCAATTTACTAATTTAAAATATGAAACTGCAAAAGTTTTAAATAATAAGGGAATGAGTGCAGAATTTGTAGATTTTGTAATTGGTAATGATACAGAAACAACTCAACAAAATATTGAAAAATTAGATAAATTATTTAAAAAGGCAGTATCAGAAGAAGTTAGTAAACGAGTTACTTCAACAACTACAAAGAACAGTAATAACTCTAATAATAATGGAATTACAAAAGAACAATTTAGAAAAATGAGTATTGCTGAACAAAGTGAATTATTTAGAAACAATCCAGAAATTTATAAACAATTAACTAAATAAAAATTATATTTGCACTTGAAAAATAGTGCTTTTTTTATGCAACAAAACAAATAAAAAAGAAAAAATAAAAAGGATGGTAACAAAAAATGGCAACAGTACACACATTATATGAAAATATCGTATTAGAAAATAAATTTACAAGTCTGTTAAACACAGAACTTGAAACAAGAGGTTTAATGGAATTGGATTACTCTTTAGCAGAATCCGCAGGACTTAGAAAAACTATCAATAAATACACATACACTGGTTCAGTGGAAAAGTTGGCTAAAGGTGCTAAAAATACAACTAAAGGTGTTGTTACATTCGTTCCTGTACATCATGATGTAGAACGTTTTCAATCCACAGTTGAATTTAATGATATGGATGTTATGCAAGACCCTAATATCATTGAAGTTTCAATGAGGGGAGAAGTTGATTTACAAACTAATAAAATAAATGACTTATACTTTGCAGAATTAGCAAAAATATCTAATACAGGTACTTGGGCAAAAGATACAACTTTCTCTTATGATACAGTAGTTGATGCATTAGCAACTATAAACAGAGAAGTAGAAGAAGGAATGTTTATTATTATGAATAACGCACAACGTGCTGAAATTCGTAAAGACCCTGATTTTAAAGCATCAAGACAAGGTGAAATACTATACAAAGGACAATTTGGAGATATAAGTGGCTTACCTGTACTTTTCAGTAAATTAGTTCCTGTTAATACAGTTTACATTACTGCTAAAGACCAAATAAAGTTTTTCGTGAAGGCAGAAGGAAGTGTAGAACAGGATAGAGATATTGAAACTAAAGATAATACTGTTGTATATGAAAGACATGGTGTTATAGCTTTAGTTGATGATACAAAGTCAATTAAATTAACACAAGCAACAGCATAAATAATTTAGGGGTGGGGAAACTCACCCTATTTTTTTAATATAAAAAGGGGTGATTAAATGGCTATACAAGAAAATATTTCCACTCTAACTGGATTTACAGATACAGCAAAAATTGGAATAATTATAGAACTGACAACAAAAGAAATAGAGAACTACACCAAAAGAATATATGATGCTTTAACTATGGATTCTGTATTAACTGAAATGGTAATATTTAAAGTGCAAAGGTTAGGAAATGAATCGACTAAATCACTAACATATAATGATACAACTCAATCATTCCTAACTGACTACCCAGCTTACATAATTCGCCAGTTGGATGAACTCAAAAAAAGGGTAAGATTACTATGATAGCAAATAAAATATTAGAAACTAAACTAATAAATCAATATGATAAGATTTACTCTATATTTGCACAGGATAACGTCTTAAAACTTAATTTAAACAATGATAACATCATTCAAGGGCTAATACAAGACGCAAAAGGAAACAACGTAAATTCGACCTATAAAAAGGAAATATTAACACCATATGGAACATTATCCAATGGTGATTATATTACTCATACTTATATATCAAATGGTGTTGAAAAAAGCATTAACTATATATGTGAAAGTGAAGTAGATAAAGAAATAGGATGTGAAAAATTTTTCCTATTACAGTGTCCACTAAGCATTAATATATTCGATTGGAATTATAGTGATATAAAAACGTATCCAATAAGTCTAAAAAATAACACAGCAAGTTTAGCAATTAAAGAAAGTGCTATTATGATAACAAATAATTCAAGCTTTGAAATCATAATAAAGTATGATGAAAATACAAGAAGTTTTGTTCAAGGGGATAATATAATTAATGGCGTAAAACATTCTTTAATATCAAGGGTACTTATTGATAAAATGCCTTTCAATCGAGTAGGTGCAAATCACTTAATAAACAAGGGGATATTAGTTATAAATATTGAAAATGGTATGCCAGATCAAAATTATGATAATTTAGACTTACAAGTTGCTGACTATTGGAAACATTATATTGAACCAATTGATTATAACAAATTAATTGATGATGAAATGTTGAAATATGAGGTAAATGCTAATGTACCAAAAACAAGATTATCTAATGAAATCATAATTGACATAGTTAAAAAGCTAAAATATGGACAAACTGCAAATGAAAGTGTAAATGTTGTAGTATCAGAAGTTGGGACAAATAACTTACTTACTTTAAATGATGGTGTTGTAAGACTTACAAGTCAATTACCTTTTGAAAGTGAAATAAATACCACTACAGCAACATTAACATTTTCTGCTGGTGGGGTTAGTAAAACATTATTAGTTAATGTAACTATTGAGAAACAAGATATAGTAATTACAGATGAAGATATTGTAATTGCTGAAATGCCTAAATATGAGATTACAGCTTTTATTGGTAAAGATGTTATTGCTGGCGAAAATATAAGTTCATTAATATTAAAACTTAAAGACGGACAAATTGCAAATCCAGAAGTTGATACTTATATATCTTATGTAGATACTGACAATTTATTAACTTTAACTGGTAGAGTAGCAACTTTAACTGATATAATTCCAGCTACAGCAACAGATAATGAAACAGTTGCAAATATATCATTTGTAAAGGGTGAAGTATTGAGGACATTATCAGTATTTGTTACCATTGAAAAGCAAGATGAACAATCAGCACCAGACTTAACTATAACAGAAGATAATGGTTATGAAGATTTACCAATAGGTGAAACTAACACTTATACCATTAATACAACTGATTATGTAACTTGGAGTATTACCAATGTAAATGGTGCTTTAACATTAGATACAACTGCGGGAAGTAATAAATGTTCTGTTACTTGTGCAAATGCTACTAAGCATATAAATAAGCAAGAAACGTTGACAGCTACAGTAAATGGCTTTAATTATACTTTTATAGTTCTTATTGTTGGTTTAATTTAAAGGGGGTGGAATTTTATGGATTGGAATTTAGCGATTGAAACATTTGGTTTCCCTATAGCAGTAACTATTGCTTGTGGATATTTTATATGGAAGATGTATAATAATATGGTATCAGAAAATGCTACAAGGGAAGAACGCAATTATAAAATGTTGGAAAAGTTCTCTGTTAGTATAGAAAAGTTCGCTGACGTTCTTGAAAATTATGAAAAAAAATTATCAACTATTGAAACAGATGTGAAAGAAATTAAAGTGATAGTAAATAAATAGTTTACATAATTCGACATAATAAATACAACTGTTTTTATTTTAAAGACACTATAAAATTAATAAACTTGACATAAAAGTATAAATAATATATAATTTTGCATATCAAATAAACCTATAAACTATAAAAACCAAACCGATAAACTATTTTAAAACACGTTAAAATTAAGAAGGATTTATTGGAAGAATATTACAAAGGAAAAAGTGAAAAACGTTCAAAATTAGCCATTGAAACTATTAACAACATATTTGGATATACAATTCACAACAATAAAGGTAAGCCAACAAATTCAGAATTTATTGCAATGATAGCAGATAAACTGCGCCTTGAACAAAAGGTATCATAAATACAATAAAATACAGAAATAAGCTTGACAAAACTACTTATTATAATTACAATTAAGCGGACACATACATTGTGTAA